ATTTTATATGTGGGCCGAAGCCCACATTAAATTAATTAATTAATTATGCTACTGCAATACCAGTTGTAACATCAATAAAGTCAGTTCCGTTATAGAAACAAAGTGATCCAGTAACCCCTGAACCAGTTGCATCAGAAACGTAAATAACTAAACCAGTTGCTGGTGAGCTAATAGCTGCCGCTTCTACTAAAGTGTATGAAGGTGCAAGAAAACCATTATCTGATTTTACTGGACCTGAAAAAGTAGTTTGTGCCATAGTTGTATCCTCCTAGTTATTTCCACATAGTCTCTAGGCCGTCGACTATACTGCGTCTATGTAGAATTAATTTTATGTATAGTGATTAATTTATATAATAAATTTTAGAATAGTGCAAGAAATCCCTACAAGAAAACTGTGTTTTCCAACAATGTAAAGTCCTTAATTAGCCAGCGTAAAGATGAATTTCACCATCTCTAGGATTGGTATGGACTTCTGCCTCTTGTGCTCTAAGGATAGATCTTATTGTTTGTTTGATCTCATCACCTAAAACAGACATCTCAGCGGTTATTTGTCCCTTATTTTCAAGAAACAACTCGTTCCATCTAGACTCGAGTTTGAGTTTCTTCGCGAACAATACCATGTTGTCCTGAGCCATTATAAACCTCCTCATAGGTTATATAAAAATCATTTACAGTGCTTGAATACTGTAGATCATTTTTTTCCCAATCTATATCAGATTTTCCTAGAAAGTCAATGATATGAGGATGTAGCTCTTCTTGGGTATTTATTTCTTTATTGGTTTCTATTTCAAACTTGGTTTGAAGATATTTTGTAAAAATTTGTATAAGATATTTGTATTTCATAGGTTTCTCTTTCTATCATAAAAAAAGGGGCCCCGAAAGGCCCCTTTTAAATTAATTATGCTTTAGAATTAAGCACCTTCAACACCGAAGATACCTCTAGGGTCAGAAACTCCGAAAGAGTATCTTTCTCTAGCTTTGTATCTCATGTTTCCAGTGTCAAAATCACCTTCCATCTTAGTAGAGATAGGTGATCTTTCAAAGTACTTCATTCCATTTGGCACGTCTGTAATGATATAGAACGCATCAGTATCTGTTAGGAAGTTGTTAACCACATAACCTTGTGGAATCATTCCCATAGAACCAATTGCATTGATATCGTTATCAGCAGTTCCAACTCTTTGAGCAGACTTCATTAATCTCTCTGCTGTGAACTGAAGTTCAGAAGGAATAATCATTTTTACTCCTTTAGCAGCGATCTTAAGACCTCTCTCATCAGTCATCGCAGCAATGTCGATTAAAGACTGTTCAAGAGAAGTTTCGTTTAAGTCAGCTTGAGTAGTTAAAGTGTTTTTGTAGCTACCAGCAATAGTTGGGTGAGCAACGTTAAATAAAGAAACGCCATCACCTGAGTCGTAATTGTTAGTAGTTGGTAATCCTTGAATTAAAGGATTAACAGCTTTAACTTGTTTTGTTTGTGCCATACTTCTAGCCAACGCTTTAGTGTATCTTGAAGACAATCTGTCATACAAGTTATCTTCAATCGCTTCTTCAGTGATTGAAAATGCTAAAGCTACAGTTTCGTGAGTGTATCTAGCAGTGAAAGTCTCTTGAGCATTGTCAAAAGTAACACCTGAACCCTCAGGTTTAACCTGTGCTTGAGCAAAACCTGATAACATTACTTCTTCTTCAAAAGCTCTGTCCGAAGTTTCCTTCGTGTAGATTTGCTCGTGTTGGTTTTCGTATTGTTTATATTCCAGACCGAATAAAGCATTCAAACCTGGCTCTAGTTCTTTAACTAGTTGTGATCGTGATATTGCCATAATTTATACTCCTATATTCCGGCTGTTTGTTTCATAAAGTGTTCGTTGATAGTAACGACTACATTCGCATTAGCTGCGCCAAGTTCGTTATTCTCAGGATCTTTTGAAACACCTATTATTTTTAACTGAGCTGCAGTTGCTGCCATAGTTCCAGAAATTTCTACTCCTGAAACGTAGTCATGCGAACTACCTGCTGCATACACGATGTCAGCACAGTTACCAATATTTGTTTGGGCTACTGTACCAGCACTTTGTACTTCAAACCTTTCATAAGGGTCATCACTTACGAATCCAACAATATCTGTTGCAGTGTTAGATGCGTTTAAGTGGTTAGCCCATGTAGGCTTGCTTGTTGATGCGTCAGTATAGAATACTCCGTTTAAAGCTCCTAATAAAACATCACCAGCTGCTCCAACTTCAATCTCACCAGTCGCCGCCATAATAACGGGATCGTTTTGGTAGATTGCTGCTGAACTTGCTGCAATGCTGTATTCGGATAAACCTTGAGCGTCTCTATTCTGACCAACTTTTCCGATCGGTCTTAGACCGAACGCTGCGTCTTTATTTGCCATAGTTGTGTCCTCCTTATAGACATTTATTTAGTTTATCCTTTGATGGTTTAAGAATTCTTATGATTTCTTTGAGCCACCGAAGGTTACACGTGTCTGTCGATCAACATTGATCGGCATACTTGGGTGCTGTTCCTTCATTAGATCGTTTTCAACTGCTTGATCTTGATCCATACCTTGCTGTGCATAGTATTCAGATCTTGATTGTGCGATCTCTTCGGGTATCCTTGTCAGCACAAGGCCACCAACTCCGATTACTCCCTGATATTTTCCTTCTTCAATGATTGGATAATCCGAATCTGGGTATTCATCAGCACGAACCATTTCGTATCCTGATCTTAATCTTCCAGCGACGTTTTTAGTGTCTTGGAAACCCATAGATTCTATTCTCACCCATCTATGTCGAAACCCGTTTGGGGCAGGGGGCGCATCTAAAGATGACGGTGGAGTCCAGACTTTTTTTCGAGCTTCTTTTTCTCTAGTCTGACTCGCACGAGAAGCTCTTTTTTCGTTTTCGTTACTCATATGCTTTTACTCCTTCGTGATTATATTTAATTGTTTCGCATACTCTTCAAGTGGCACACCTAACTTTTTAGCTATTGCTACCTGTGACGGTGTGAGTCTTACAGATTTGCGACCAGGTTTACTACTTCGAGTAGCCGAAGCTACAACTTGAGTAGGTTTCTTAGTCGTATTTGTATCTACACTACCAAATTTATGCGGGAATTCAAGTTTTATTCTCTTATCAATTTCAGAATAATACTCGTCCGATTGTGGGTCATAACCTTCTTCCTCAACTAGTCTTTTATGTAGACTAAATGCGGTATAAGTCATAGCCTCATCCTGACCAAACCATGTATTCTTTTGAGCCCAATTTTGAGCTTTAGGATCTGGATTGATAGGTTGTTCCTGAGTTTGAGCAGTTTGAATTTGAGGTTGTTTTACCTCAGTTTCTTGTGCTTTTCTTTCAGGTCTGGCTTTTATTTCAGCTAATCTTGCTTCTTCATATCCTAATTTAGATATTTCAGTTTGAGCAGCAATCTCAGCTTTCAAATCGCCTTCTTCTCTTGCTTTAGCTAATTTACTAGCTGCAGCTTCCATAGAAGATTTGATCCTGTTTTCCATCTCAGATACATAACCTGTATCTAATTTAGAATATTTAGACTTAAGAACTTCTTGCTCAGTGTGAACTCTTTTTGCGTATTCTAAAGCAGCAGCTTCTCTTCTTTCTGCTTCACGCATTTTTTTAGTTAACTTCGCTATTCTTTTCTTAACTCCTTCAGAGTAATCTTCTAATTCTTTCTTTTTGTCTTCATCAACTTTCTGTTCTGGTTCTTGGTCCGTGGTTGTGTCTGCTTGAACAGTAGACTGCTCATCAGATTTCTCAGCTGAGTCATTGGACTCAGTATTGTTTTCAGTGTCATTAGATACCTCTATTTCATTTTCTGGTTTCGTTTCCTCTGGTAATTCAACCTCGGCTCCTGGACCAGATGTATCTATGTCAACTGTCTTAGCTTCTTGCTCTTGCATAGTATGCTCCTATGTTAAAATTGGTGGAAAATATCTTCGGGGTTTTCCACTGTGGCTAATACTTCATCATCATTTAGAAGTCTAACCTCCCCGCCTTCTATTTGGATTCTGCTCCCTGCATATCTTGCAAAGATTATCCAATCCCCCTTCTTGCACCAAGGACCTTCAGAAAATTTTTCCTTATCATAACAATGTGGTCCCATGGAAAGAACGAGTCCGCAAGTCGAAGCGACTTGAGATCTTTCAATAGATTCATCTGCTAAATAAATTCCACCTTTAGTTTTAGCTTTTGCTTTAAATGGTAGAACTAACATTCTCCAACCTGTTGGTTTCGGAAGTTTAGATGACTCTTTGTCTTTTATTGAATTGTGCTTATCAATAGCTTCATCAGCTTTTTTATTTTCTTCGTTGTATTTTTCTTCAAGCGCTAATTTAATCTTGGGGCTTTCCGAAGTCGACGACGTTTTCTGGTCTTTCAGTTTCATATTTTTTATCCTCCTTTGGATTTAGCAGGTTTGAAATCTCCTGATCGATTAATTGGTAGGCATGTGCCTGTCCTAAAAGATACTTATAACCTTCCATATCTTTTACTCCACCAGCAACCATAGTATCACCTATTTGCTGATAAGAATTTCTTAAATTTTTTCTTAACTTAGTTATAAACGTTTCAAATGTTAATGTTTCTTTTGACATTTAGCAGTTCCACTTTCTTAATGATTTATTTATTCTTGAATTAGGATCTCTAGCTGTTTTAGCTGATGTTAATCTTTTCTTCATCCCGGACATCCTCGCACAGAAACTCTTTCTACGTTTTGCAGCTTTAGAACCTGCTTTTAATTTTGATGGTTTAGTAGTCACTGCAGTTTTTAATTTTGAACCTGGGTTTGCTCTTCTATAAGATGCAACGCCTTTTCTATTTAATCCACCCGATGCAGATTTACCTTCTTTTCTTTGCCATGCTGCTGTTTTTGCCATTAGCTTTTACTTCCTCCAATGTATCCACCTATAACTCCAATTAATCCTGTAACTGACATTTTCATAAGTACTATTATGCTTTCATCTATAGGTCTATCTTCTTTAACAGCTACCCAATAGTCTCCAATAATAATGATACCTAATAAAGTTAAAACACCAGTTGTGATTAATAAAACTACAATGTCTTTAAAATTTTTAATCATTATTTTTTCTTCTTTCTGGTAACTACTATTTTACCATCTACTTCTTTAACTTTCATACCAGCAGATTCAGTTTGTCTTTTAAGCTGATTGTATTTTTGAGATGCAGTTAATTTCTTTTTTGTAGTTGCCATTATTTTTTTCTTGTAAAAGTTTTTACATTAGTTGGTTTAGGGCCAGTGTTTCGGGCTGCACGTTTTCTGGCAACAGCACTCGCCTTTTGCGACTTTGTCATCCGAGTGGCTTTTGCA